CTTAAAAATGATTAAAGATTTATCCGATATTATCCGCAAGCATCAAAAAACTCTACCTAACATAGAGGAAATGGATGTTGCTGATAAGTTTAAAGAAGTCTATAAAGAAACAGAAGATGGCAATCTAGTCATTGAGAATGAAATGCACATGTGTACTGGATTACGTAAGGTACACATGGAAATTGCTAATCTGGGAGCACTAGATATCATTCATTGTATCTGGTATCCTGATCCAGACTTCGATCTGCCTATTTTTGGTGCTGATATTGTATCTAATAGGAACATTGTTACTGCTGCTATCACAGATATTTCTCCTGTAGGTGACCTAGAACACCCAATCTATGAAGAGATAGAGGATATTAGCAGGATGCATAGTTTTAAACACAACAGAGATATACCTGCATGGGGTGAGATCTTCTCCCCTTACTGTAAGTTTGCTAGATTGGAAACCGATGAAGAGAAAAGCACATTTTGTAAGGTAGTTGACCAGTATCTAGATGCATTTGTGGGTGCTGTGTGGAAATCTACTATTGATTACAATGGAGCAGAACAAAGAAATGAAGCACAGATAAACTATTGTACAAATCAGAAGAAGAACGACAAAACTAGAAAGATTCTTACCAATTATTTTGGTGACAAGTGGGCAGAGAATTATATCAATCAAGTCTTATTTGACGAGCCATAAATAAGGTGATGATATGATGCAACAGTGGCACAGAAACATGATGTACAAAAGGATGTTGAAGAATATCCAAATCCCTGGCAATATATGGGTACCATTTTTAGTGGGACTGATCTTGGGGACTACTATGGTTTTGTTTATAAAATTACCTGTCAAACAACCAACCGTTGCTACATCGGAAGAAAGTATTTCTGGCAGAAACGAAAGCCTAGAAGTAATAATTCAACTAAAAAGCGGAGAAGAGTTACAAGTGAGAGCAACTGGAAGAACTACTATGGAAGTTCTGAAGAACTTAAAGCAGATCGAAAAATATTTGGAGACGCAGCGTTCAAACGAGAGATCTTATCCCTCCACACCACGCCAGGAAGAGTCAATTATGCAGAAACAAGGCAACTCTTCCTTCATGACGTTTTAACTGAGGCACTTGACAATGGAGAACCAGCATATTATAATTCTAATATACTAGGAAGGTACTATCGTAAAGATTATTTTACTTGTGATTAAAAATTTCATATATATTAAAAATGACTGAACCTCATATGAGTTTTCCTGCACCAAAGTATTTAAAATATGATCCTTGGTTTGGTCCTGCTGTTCTTTCAGAAGAACAACAAAAATATATGCTTGCTGAATTGGAAAGAGATAATATTTTGATACCTTTAAGAGAAGAAAAAGCAGATGTTGACAATATCCATAAAGTGATGTATAATCTAGCTACCCAATGGAAAAAACGATTGGGTGGAGGATCCGAAAGTTATTGGATCTGACGTGAAATTGACCTTTGAGGAGAGATGATTAACCTAGAAGAAAAATTTGAATCCTACATCAAACATGGTAGTAGTAAGGGTTTTCGTATAGATGGTGTTATTGAACCAGTCACGGGGTATGGTTACCATTGTGATGGTTCCGACATCGTTGGGTACTGGGTTAACACTAGAAATTATAAACTGTACTATAATATGAACGAACAGTTCATAAAAATGGAACCTTTAAATGAACACAGCAACTTAACATGAAAATATTTTTAGATACAGCAGACATTAATGAGATTCGTGAGCGTTGGGACACTGGTATTATTACTGGTGTAACTACTAACCCAACTCTTGTTCGTAAAGCAGGTGGTAAGTATGTAGATCTTGCCAAATCAATCCTAGAGGAGTTTCCAGAGATTGAATCTCTTTCTTTGGAAGTCTCTGGTGAAAGTTACATGGATTTCTTGCGTAACATGGGTGATTTTTATCTTGGTCATCCTTCAGTTACATTGAAAATTCCTTGTACAAGAGAAGGTCTTAGATTTGTTACGCATTGTGCAGAGAATGGAGTACCAACTAATGTAACATTATGCTTCAGTGCTGCTCAGGCAGTAATGGCAGGTCTTTCTGGTGCTACTATGATCTCACCATTCGTAGGTCGTATGAATGATAACTCTTTTAGTGGTGTTGAACTTGTTCGTTCTATCTCACAACTATATAAACAGCATGGAGTAGAGACTAAGGTCTTAGCAGCATCATTAAGAGATGCTCATCATGTTTCTAGGTGCCTTCTTGCGGGTGCTGATATAGTAACACTACCTCCTAGCACCTTTGATAAGATGTATGATAGTGTACTAACTCGTGAAGGGTTAGAAATATTCAAAAACGATTTCAAGGAGATGGGAGGTTAATGACATTCACCGTATACTCTAAACAGGGATGCCCTTATTGCGAAAAATTTATCGCAATTATTGAATACGAAGAACTAAAACATGTTGTTTATGAACTAGAAAAGGACTTTACCAAAGAGCAGTTCATTGCTGAGTTCGGTGAAGGTTCTACATTTCCACAAATTGTGGTGAATAGTCAAAAATTAGGTGGTTGCCGAGAGGCAATTGAATATTTACAAGAAAATAAAATTGTTGCATGACATGATTGAATTAACTGAGGCAGAATTTAAAGGAGACCTAGCCAAATATACTACACGTATAGAACATGGTGAGGACTTCCTTATTAAAAAAGAAAGTGGTGAAAAATATATTGCCACTGACATTGAAAAATTCAAAAACCCTTGTGACATATAATAAAGTGGCACACCCCCTTCCCAAAAGGAAGATGAGGTGCTACAATTACAAGGTAAACAAAAAAACTCATGACCGCAACCGTAATCTTTGAAAGATTCCCCTATCGTTACGTTCAGTGTGGAACCCTTGATATCAATGGTTTACCAGACTATCGTATATTAAAATACAATGAGGTAACTAGGAGTTACCAAACAATGTACTATCTTGATAGTCAGATACAATTAGATTGCTGTCTTGAAGATCCTGAGTACACTAAGTGGTTAGACCCAGACCCTGAAGTGGGTGCTTATCCTAACAAATCCGATTCCGTAAAAAACGAAAACTATGTCAATACAATCTCATCTTGAAAGTGCTGAAGAATCTATTCGTCAGGCACTAGTAGAAGCGTTAGCAGAAAAGAAAGATGGAACTCTTTCAGGACTGTTTGATCTTCTTAAGACTGTTAAGAAACTTAAATCAAATAATATTGATTATGATTTCACCAATGATCTCGTATTCAATTCTGATTACATAAATGACACTGCTAGTATCGGTGATATTAAAATCGATACTAATGTTGGTGCAGATATTATTAGTTTCCCCACACCAGAAGGTTCTGTAGATCTTACTAACAATATTGAATTGAATCTATAGATGAAATACGAGAACAACTTCAGTGTAATGTTCTCTGTCCCACCGTTAATGCAAGCATTATATCCCCATGAGGATTTTGATGACATCGTTAACTATATAAAAGGATTACAATATGGAACTAATAATAAGTGTCACGACAATTCAAAGTCAATAGACACATTTGTTCTCAATAAAGACATTCTTAGTAATCTCAATGAGTTTATCAAAGACTGTGTTAAAGAGTATACTGATAAAATCTTCGTTACTGATCAGAAACTTAATGTCACACAGTCTTGGGTAAACAAAACTAAGATAGGACAAGAACATCATTACCACTATCATCCAAATAGTATTCTTAGTGGAGTATTCTTTTTGCAGTCAGGTGGTGAAAACATAGCACCAATTAAATTTTTAAATAATAGGAACGATGCCTTTCGTTTAGAATTTAAAAAGAATGTTAATCCATTTAATGAATTCAATCAATCATCATACGAGTATCCTTCCCAACCTAGGGTATTAGTATTGTTTCCTAGTTATATTCCACATTGTGTACCATTAAATACTGGTGATGATAGATACAGTCTTTCTTTTAACACCTTTCCATCAGGTTCATTTGGGAGTAAAACGGGTTTAACATATGCCAATTTGGAAAAGGAGGTTTAACACCTCCTTTTTTTATGGTTATAAATATTTCTAGCTTAGAAAAAGTGTCTTCAGGACTAGAAGTATGTCAAAAATTCTCGCAAATCAAATTGCTAATTACGGGGACAATTCTCCTGTCGAGGTAAAGGAAGGAGTAAACATCCCTGCTGGTAAACCAATACAAGCATCAGGTGCTGCGGGATCTTCGGGACAACTGCTATCCTCTACTGGTTCATCTATAGCATGGATAGATGCTTTTGATAGAAGTTATAATAGTCTTACTAATCTACCAAATATACCTGCAGCACAGGTTAATTCAGATTGGAATGCTGTTGGTGGCATTGCTTCAATTTTAAACAAACCAGTTATACCTCCACAAAATTCTGTAACTGTAGTCAATGCTAGTGGTAGTGGTAATTTATCATTCAATGGTGTAAATGGTGAGTTTACATTCACACCAACAGATCTCTCCTCGTATGCAACAACAACTCAACTTACTAATGCAGTAGCAAACTCTTCTCAGTGGGATACATCATATGGTTGGGGTAACCATGCTAGTGCTGGTTATGCAACAACTGGTGATGTTGCTACTGCTGTAGGAAATTCTAGCAACTGGGATACTGCATATGGATGGGGTGATCATAGTATTGTAGGATATCTAACATCAACTACCGATACACTACAGGAAGTTACTGCAAGAGGTGGTAGTACAACAGAACAGATTATTGCTAACGGTGGTATTAGAGCACTCAATCTTACTAGTGGAACTGTAAATGACCTTGAATTTAAACACGATAATAATACTAGTAAATCCTTTATTTCTCACACAAATACTACAGATAATTTCTATGTTGAGTCAGTCACTTCCCTATACTTAAATGCGGGTAGAGATGGTGATCCAGGTGCTTTATATTTTCAGTATAATGATTCTACTAAACTAACTGTAACTTCTGCTGGTGTTCAAGTTGGTGATCTTTATGTTTCTGGAACTACTGATCTAACAACAGGTGATCTTGCTGACGTTGATCTTACTATTGGACCTACTGATGGTCAAGTTTTAAAATGGGATGACACTAGTAGCAAATGGAAGGCAGCAAATGACCTTCAAGGATCTGGTGCTGGATTATCATTAGCAGATTTCTCTGTTACTACACTTACAGCAGGAACTAATGCACTTACATATAACCCTGTTAATGGTGTATTCTCATATACTCCACCCGATTTCAGTGATTATGATACAGCATTTGGTTGGGGAGATCATGCTCAAGGAGGATACTTAACCAGTGAAACTGATCCTGTATTCTCTGCTCATGTAGCATCAAATATTTTACAGACAAATATTAATAACTGGAATGCAGCACATGGTTGGGGTAATCATGCCAATATGGGTTACTTGATTGCTTCAGCTACTGACAAAAGTAATTGGAATACTGCATACGGTTGGGGAGATCATGGTATTGCAGGGTATATACAGACAGAGACAGATACTTTTGCTAGTGTAACTGGTAGAGGTTCTTCAACATCTACAGCATTGACTATAACAAATGCTGGTACAGGACTGACACTGACAGGTGGAAATACAACAGGTAGATTAGATGTTCAAAATGCTGGTGCTTATGCTATTTCATTAGATGCCCTTATTGGTATCAATACTTATAATGGTGTTGGATTAAAGATTGGAAACTATGGAACTAATGCTTGGAGAGCACAGATTGATGGTAGTAGTGGTGATATTAATGCTGGATCATACGTAACAAATGGTAGTTTAACTGCTGGATCTATGACTGTTGGTGGTTTGACATACCCAACTACCAACGGGACTCAAGGTTATGTCCTTACCAGTGATGGTGCAGGAAATGTTGGATGGGCAGCATCAACAGGTGGTGGTGGAGGTGGAGGTGCCAATGTAACCATTGGAGATACTGCACCTGGATCCCCTTCCTTTGGTGATCTTTGGTGGGAATCTGATAAGGGTCGTCTAAAGATTTACTACAATGATAGTGATAGTTTCCAATGGGTTGATGCATCACCACCACTATCACCAACAAATCTATCCAATGGTGATAACTTAATCTCAACAACAGGATTAACTGGTTCTGGTTTTGGTACAGAGAATGGTATTGAATTCTCCACTGATAACAACGGATCTGCTGGACTTCGTTGGAGAATTACTACACAGGGTCACCTATTACCTGCTGCTAATGATACATATGACATTGGTAGTGCTTCTTTTAAAATCAGAGACATGTATGTCAATGATGGATCTATTCACACAGAGAGTGGAAAGGCATTATCATTCCATAATGGTCAATTATCATGGGGTGATGATCCAGTTATCACTGTAGAAGTTCTGCAGCAACTGTTATCTTCATGTACTAGCTTTGGTCAGTTCAAAGATCACATCATGGGTCTATAAAATAAATAACACGGAAGGAGTATCTTAACCAAT